CTATGGTCGCCCTGTTGACTGGGTATGGCTAGATGAGCAGCCACCCTCTAACATCTATACGCAGTGTATCACTCGTACCGTAGCCACGAATGGTTACGTTATGATGACGTTCACTCCAGAGGATGGTATGACCCCTGTTGTCAATCAGTTTATGAATGACATCAAGAAGGGACAGAAGTTAATACAGGCTACGTGGGACGATGCTCCACACTTAGATGAAGATACAAAGGAACAGCTATTGGCACAGTATCCTCCGCATGAGAGGAAACTAAGAAGTCAAGGTATTCCTGTATTTGGTTCTGGTCTTGTGTTCCCTGTGTCAGAGGACTCATTAATCACTGAACCCTTTGAGATACCAGATCACTGGAAGAGAATAGGTGGACTAGACTTTGGATATGATCACCCCACTGCTGTAGCTTGGATTGCTATAGACGAGGATAGTGATACGTATTATATCTACGACACCTATTCAAGCCGTCAGGAGACCGCTATAATGCATTCTGCGGCCATTAAGCAACGACCTGCATGGATACCCATAGCTTGGCCAAAGGATGGCTTACAGAGCGATAAGGGCAGCGGTGTGAGCTTAGCCTCTCAGTACAGAGATCAGGGAGTTAACATGCTGCATGACTGGGCGCGTAATCCTAAAGTATCTGGTGATACAGGTAAGGGTAACAACTTCATTGAGCCTTCAATCATGGAGATGCTACAGCGTATGGAGACAGGTAGGTTTAAAGTGTTCTCGCATTTGCATGAATGGTTCCAAGAGTTTAGATCGTATCACAGAAAGGACGGAAAGATTGTACCAATGAAAGACGACATTATGTCAGCAACTCGGTATGCTGTTATGTGCGCTCAATTCGCAGTAGCAGGTAAGACACAAAACTGGACTGACTATAGTGATCGGTCGCTTCCTATTAAGAACTGGAGTAATGTATAAATGGATACAGGTATTACAAACGAATTGTTGGCAGAGGTAGTTAACAGAGAGCTTAACGCTGCTGACTCGTGGGCTAACGGGGATCTTGCAGATCAACAGGCAGAGGCGCTTGACTATTACTATGGTCAGCCCTTTGGCGATGAGGAAGAAGGATTCTCTTCAGTAGTAACACGAGACACCTTGAAGACAGTAGAGGGTATCATGCCTTCGCTAATGAAGGTGTTTGCATCCGGTGATACCTTTGTAGAGTTTGAACCTATGGGTGCAGAGGATGTAGCAGAAGCACAGCAGGCTACAGACTACTTAAACTATGTATTTGATAAGAGATGCGATGGCTTCTCTGTATTATACACTTGGTTCAAAGACGCTTTGCTAATGAAGAATGGTCTTGTAGAAGTAAGCTGGGCGCAGGACGAACTATGTGACATACAGAACTTTACAGCTATTGAACAGATTGAAGTTGATGCCCTTGAAGAAGAAGAGGAAGTAGAACTTGTACACAAAGAAATCAATGAACAAGATCCCAATCTCTACGATGTTACTATTCGCCGCACTAACAATCGCGGTCGTCCAGTCGTTGACTGTATCCCATCCTCTGAGTTTAGGATTAAGGCGAGAAGCAAAAGCATCAAGGATTCAGACTTTGTTGCGCGAGTACAAGACGTTAGTATTGGATCGCTGATTGACTATGGCTTTGAGCGTGATGATATTTCAGAAGGGCATGGCTCTAGCTTAATCAGAAACCAAGTAGAAGACTCTCGCTTTGGTGACGTAGAAGAAAGCACTGAGTTTAAGAATGACACTGTCGTTGAATACATTAAGGCATGGATCAAAGTCTTTGATGAAGAAGACGAGAAGATGAAACTCTTTGTAGTTCATATGGTAGGTAATGTTGTACTTGAGAAGGAAGAGATAGGCGAGATACCTGTCATTAACTTGTCACCTATTATGATGCCACACAAGTTCACTGGTGTTAGTATTGCTGACTTGGTTAAAGACATTCAGGAAATCCGCAGCAAGATGTGGAGACATACCCTTGACAACCTAGCATTGTCTAATGCTGGACGCTATGCTGCTGTAGAGAATCAGGTTAACTTGCAGGATCTTATTGACAACCGCATTGGTGGTATCGTCCGTGAGAAGGTACAGGGTGCAGTACGACAGCTTCCAGTGCCTCAGCTAGGTAACGCTACCTTCCCATTCCTTAATGAGCTAGAGAAGGAACGAGAGGACAGAGCTGGTGTGTCGCGTATGACTCAAGGTCTTGACGCTGCTGCCCTTACATCTAACACTGCGGCCACTGCTGTTAATCAGGTAATGACTGCTGCTCAAGAAAAGATTCAGCTTATTGCTCGCATCTTTGCAGAGACAGGTGTTAAAGAACTGTTCCTACAACTATACCGATTGAGTCGTACTAACAACTCAGAGGTTGACATTGTAAAACTACGTGGTCGCTTTGTACCTGTTACCCCTTATGATTGGAAGGATCGCTTTGACATGACTGTCACTGTAGGTCTAGGTAACCAGAACAAAGACCAGCAGTTGATGCACCTCAACAACATCTCTACTATGCTACGTGGTATTGGCGAGACACGCTTTGGTTATCTTATTAATGCAGAGCATGTACATACCCTAGCTACAGAGTTCATTCAAAACGCTGGCTATAAGAATGCAGCTCAGTTTATTGGCGACCCTCGTGACGTACAGCCACCTGAGCCACAGCCGTCTGCTGATATGGTAGCAGCTCAAGGCGAAGCACAGAAAGACGTAGCCGATGCTCAGCTTAAGCAAGTACAAGCTCAGGCACAGCAGGCAGAAGCTCAGATGAAGCAGGCTGAGTTCCAGCTTAAACTAGAAGGATTAAAGTTTGAGCGTGAGAAGTTCGAGTGGATGAAGAAGAAAGAAGCAGCAGAGCTAGGACTTGAAGCACAGCAGAAACGCCCTGTTGGTATCGGTGACAGTAAACTACGAATGAGTGAGATGTGATTTGACTGACGAACAGAAAGCTAATACAGCCCGTGAGCTACTTCGAGGGGGTCTCTTAACCGAGGCTCTTAAGGATATTAAGTCCAGTATATCTACAGCGTGGACAGTAGCAGAAGAATCTGAAGAACGTGACAAACTATGGTACTTGCAAAAGTCAATAGATATGTTTGAGGATGTAATAGAAGGCTATGTGTCCAACTATGAATATCAACAAAAGGTTAAATAGTTCTTTACTTTTGATTCAAAGTGTGGTATAATAGATACATAGATTAACCTAATAGATTAATAGGAGACTACCCCAAGTGGATGTCGATAATAGTTCAAGTATTGAAAGTGCAGTAGCAAGTCTTTTGACACCCTCCCCTGCGGAGCAAGTTAAGGAAGAAGAGCTAGAGCAAGAAACCCTCGAAGAGGAAACTCAAGAGGTCGCTTCTGAAGACGAGTCTAACGATGAGATTGAAGAAGAGGAAGACACTGAAGGCGTAGAGGATGACGCAGACAGTGACTCGGACGTGGGGGATTCTGACGAAGTAGATAATCAATCAGATACTCAAGAGGAGACTTCAGAGGATACGCTGCATACCGTTAAGGTAGATGGTGAAGAGTACGAAGTTAACCTTGAAGAGTTGAAGAAGGGATATCAACTAGAGAAGAATTACACTAAGAGAGTCCAGAAGCTACAGGATGAGTCTAAGGAACTTGAGAGTCTGAAGACCAACCTAAGTAGTGAAAGACAACAGTATCTTCAACTTATGGAACTAGCCGCTACTCAACAAATGGCGGAGGTTAATAAGAACAAAGAACTGCTAACTACGATTGATAAAGATGCTGATCCCGTAGCTTATGTACGACAGCAGTTGCACGTTCAAGACATAGAGGCTAATCTACGTCAGAACATTGAAGGCTTTAAACAAGCTAAGCAACAGGCTGAAGCACAGAAGCAGGAGCAGCGTACTAAGCTCGTAGCTCTGGAACAAGAGAAACTATCTCAAGTATTACCTGAGTGGGTATCTCCTGACTTTCAGAAAGGTGTTATCGAATATGCAAAGGAAGTGGGTTATGCAGACTCCGACCTGAGCAACATCGTTACCGCCCGTGACATTGCAGTGCTGAACAAGGCTCGCCTTTACGATGAACTTGTTAGTAAGAAAGCTACCGTTAAGAAAAAGCGACAGCCTATTATTAAGAAGAAAGTTAAAGCGTCCTCGCCAGCAGATGCACAGACACGAAAGGCTCGCGCCGTTAAGGAACAACGTCAAAAGCTAAAACGCTCTGGTTCAGTGAATGATGCAGCATCTGCTCTTCTATCACTGACTTCTTAATTATACTTTAAAGGAATATTACAATGGCTAACCCCGTATTTGAAACCTATACTACTAAAGGTATCCGCGAAGACCTCGCCGATATTATCTACAACATTGCACCTACTGAAACTCCCTTCATGTCCAACATTGGCAAAGGCTCTTCTAAGGGTACTTACCACGAGTGGCAGGTCGATGATCTGGCCGCTGCTGCCGACAACTTTGTCGCTGAAGGCGCTGTCGCTGCGGCTGCTGTAAGTAACGCTACTACTCGCGTTGGTAACTACACTCAGATCTCTAGCAAGACTGTATCTGTATCTGGTTCTAACGATGCTGCTGACTCTGCTGGTCGTGCTTCTGAAATGGCTTATCAGTTAGCTAAGAAAGGAATGGAACTGAAACGTGACATGGAAGTTGCTTTTGTCGGTGTTGACAAAGCTTCTGTTGCTGGTTCTGCTGGCACTCCTCGTCAGTTGGCTTCTGCTACTTCTTGGATTGCTACTAACACTAACCTTGGCGCTGGCGGTTCTGCTTCTAACGGTTTAGGTACTAACGTATACACTGCTGGTACTGATCGTGACTTTACTGAAGCTATGCTTACAGATGTTATTGAGAAGTGCTGGGTAAGTGGTGGCGCTCCAACTATCATCATGGCTAACGCTTTCCAGAAGCGCAAGATCACTGCCTTCACTGGTAACGCTACTAAGTTCAAGAACGTAGACGACAAGAAAGTTGTCAATGCTGTAGACGTTTATGTATCTGACTATGGTGAGCTGAGTGTTGTACCTAACCGCTTCATGCAAGCTGACAGCGTTCTCGTTATCCAGCCTGACATGTGGTCTGTTGATACTTACCGTGACTTCCAGACTTTTGATCTGGCTAAGGTAGGTGACTCCGAGCAGAAGCAATTGCTGGCTGAGTACACTTTGAAGTGCAGCAACGAAGCAGCTAACGGTGCTATCCGTGATCTTAACGTAAGTTAATTGTTAAGAGCTACGTTGGCTGGGTTGTCTTTAACTAGGCAGCCCAGCCTTTTATTTATAAACTGGAGTAGGTATGTCGGACGTTAAAACCCATATAATTAAGAATAATGACGGGACTCTTAGCCTCGGCACAACCCAAGACTATTCCAGTATCTTTGATCAGAATCAGTACGAAGCCAACAACAACATTAACCGAGTATCTGACAGAGATACCTTCGGTCGTAAGATTGCTTCGATACCGCTGAATTTAATTAATGCTTGGTGCAGAGAATGGAACTGTTCTATGCAGGAGCTATTTCAAGACCCTTCCTTGAAGGCAAAGATGATGGCAAGGCTGCGCGATAGCAGCTACTTGAAACTTCGTACAGATCATGGGCGCATATAATGGCAGCAAACAACCTCGGAGAACTCAGAGCTTTAGTTAAAGACTGGGGCAACCGCACAGATATATCTGATCCTACACTTAACTCTTTTATTAACATAGCTCAAGACAGAGCTACTAGAGTTCTTCGTCTTCCTGTATCGGAAGCTTTCTCTACTATCACAGTATCCAATAACACACTGCTGCTCCCCACTGATTACATTGAAGCAAAGTCTTTAACTATTCAGATCAACGGACGTACTGTTGAATTACAGCGTAAGAACTTGGCTTTTGTATCGAAAGAAATAGCTAATGCTAGTGGTCAGCCTAAGTACTTTGCACGTAAGCAGAACAAGTTTATCATTGGCCCTTCGTCTACTACAACTGCTGCTGATCTTTATTATTATTACGCTACAGCTAATCTTGTTAACGACACAGATACTAACTGGTTTGTCGAACAGGCTACTAGTATGTTGATTTATGGTTCACTAGTAGAACTATCTTTATATACAAAGAATCCAGAAGAAGCTGCACAGTGGGAAACTAAGTTCCGAGCAGAAGCAGCAGAGCTTGTTCAGATGGCAGACAATGCCGACTGGTCAGGTTCTTCCATTAGCATTATACCTAAGAGGTAAGACATGACAGGCTTTTATGAAAACTACGATGATGCTGAAGGCGTACACAAGGGCAGTGCTGAACAGTCTGCTTTAGAGGCGGCAGCTTCCGCAACCGCAGCAGCATCTTCTGCAACATCAGCAGAAACATCAGCAACTTCTTCTAGTACTAAAGCAGGTGAGGCAGCTACATCAGCAAGCACCGCTACGACTAAAGCATCAGAAGCAGCTACGTCAGCCTCCACTGCTACTACTAAGGCAAGTGAATCAGCTACGTCAGCAGCAGCATCAGATACGTCAGCAACAGAGTCAGCTACGTCA